TAGGAGCTTTTTTATATTTCAATCATTTCTAAACCCTTTTCATAGTACCTATAGATTTGAGAATAGCTAAAACTCATATAATCAGGAATTTGAGATAAAGGAATGAATTCCAGGAAACGGTATTCTAACACAAATCTTGCTTTATCATCTTTTACGCCTTTAACACATTCTTCAATACTCTTTAATTCTTCCTCTAATAGCGTTTTTTCTTCGATATAGGAGCATAAAGACTTTTTAGGACTATTTATACTCGGCGTATACTTTATCGCTTGTACACCTTGTATTTGATTTTTTACAAATTCTAATCTTTCTTTTTTATCCTTGTAAGATTTTAAATACTCTATTTTTTCTTTAGAATTCATTTCTAAACCTCCTGCTTTTTATTTTTCTTAACTTTTCTTAATCATTCATCAAAACCTATTCCCAATATAATCTAACAAACTTGGTTGATCTTTGCACATCCTCAAAGAACAACGCTTCTTGATTTGATTGTAATATTTACAGGTTGGACATTGTTTACGATCTACTGGTTTTGCTACGTCTTGTTTTCTCATTCCAATTCCTCCAATCGAATATATATACCTGGTATTTCCGCCCAGAACTTTTCAATCAGCTCACTGGCCACTCTTGAATCATTTACATAGAAACCTAACCTTTCCATGATATCCTTCAATGCTTTATTCAAATCATCCGTATCAGGCTTAGTATATTTATACTCCCCATCATGATGTTTACCGGTAGCTGGAAAACACCATCTTACGATTAATCTTAAAGGACCATCAAAAGGCTTTTCAGGAATATGTGGTATCAAATGAGCTTTCAGTTTGTCTTTTGCACTTTTAAGTTCTGGTGGATCATAAAACTTCTTTGTGCCCATGTTCACCTTATGCTGTTGAGCAGTTGTAGTAGGTGGAATCATAGGCATGAAAAATTCAATTTTTCTTTTTTTATTTTTCTCCATTTTTTTACTAGGGTGCTCTAGGTTTGGTGCCCTCTATCGTGCGGGGTGAGTGTTCGTCGTGCGTAAGCTGTCGCACGACACTTACCCCCGCGTTAGAGGGGTGCGCCAAAAATATTTATATATATTTATATATATAGGTCGAACACACGCAGGGGTAGAACCTGCGCCACACTTGGTCGAGCGCACCCTTAATCATCCTTTCTTCTAATGCATTTCTTACCTTCTTCACTATAGTAAGTTTCAAAATTTGCAACTAATTCCTCGTTAGCCTTTTTTGTATTTCCTAACCAACTTAATAAAGTTTTTGAAGTAATTCCTATCTTTTCCGCAAGCTCATCAGCAGGCACTTCTCTACCCTCTATTTCAAT